TTGATCCGATTGTCGATCGTGAGTTCCCATTGCGTGACCGTCCGCGTCGTGCCCTCGATAGTGCAGACTGCATCAGACCAGACGTAAGGCGGGTCGGTCGGGGCCGCGATCGTCGGGAAAGCAGTCGCCGACACGACCTCCGTCTTGCCGGTCAACTCACAATCGAGTTCCAGCGGGCCACCAGCCGAAGCCCTAAACGTCGCTCGGCCCACCTTGCAGCCGCCGTAAACGAACCGCTTGGCAACCCGATCGATAAGCACGTCGAACGCCGGGAGAGTCTCGGCGAACGCAAAGACGTCCGTGGATTCGTTGGCCCCCATGATCCGGGGGAGGATCAGGTCGAGCATCGAGGGAGTAGCGTGAAACTGCACGCCACCGCTTACCCGATAGATGCTGTCCCGTGCTCGCTCGATCGGGATTGATCGCGTCCCACGAATGCCGTTCGTCTCGACGATTTCCTGTTGCTTCCGCAGGCTCTCGCTGATGAACTCGAACGACTCGGTGTACGATCCGACCGCTGTCCCCGTCGCCGCCATCGATAGGCGACTCTGGTGCCCCATGCTCGCATCAGCCATCAGTTGATCCCCTGATTAATTCTCGCTGCTACCGCATCCGCCAACCGCTGGCCGATCAGTGTAACCGTTGCCTCATTCACCCCGACATGCGGACGGGCTGGCATCCGCTTCGTCCCCGTCTGGTGGAAGTGTGCGTAGGGAACCTCAGTGCCAAACGTCAGCCACGTTGGGCCAGTGATCCACACGGTATCCTCCGTGCCGTTGGGCGTCGTGAGGCTCTCGAACATCCGCCCGGTATCGACGAGGATCGCGGAGTGTTCCTTGCGGGCGATTGTCACCGGGGACAGTGGAGCCCACGCTGCCCCGTTTGGCCCGTGCTGGCCCAGGTACATCTCCCGCTCCCAGTCCTGGATGATCCTGATGGACTCATCGAGGGCCTGCGTATACGGGCCGTCGACTGCGTCTTCGGTCGCCTGGAGAACCACGTCGATCAACTGGCCGAGGCTCGGGTATTGCGTCACGTCCGGCCCTCGCGGTTGGTGATCCGCAGAACGAACCCCGAGACGAACAGATCACGGGCGAAAGCCGTCTGATCGACGATCGCCAGAGGCTGCACTGCCATCGTATAGCCCCGCGTCAAGTCCAGCCGCTGGTTGCTGAACGCCTTGCGGATCGTCTCACGCCACGTCAGCCGCTGATCCAACCCCAGCCGTTGCTTGTCCATCGGCTCCTCTGCGTCGATCCGCAGCGATGCCACGAGGGCCACGAGGACGGGATACGTTACATCATCGCGGACGTTGCTTCCCGGAAGGATCGTCTCCGCCCCGAACGGGCTGATAATCACTGCGGGCATCCGTTCGGCAGGCATCCGGGCAATCTCCACCGCCGCACTCTGGCAGATGACGACATTCGCACGCGAGATGCCGGGCAGGTTCAACGCCTGCACCTGCGTCTGGACTGTCTCCAGAATCGTGGTCAACTCGGCGGGCATTAGACTTGCCTCCGACAGATGACCGTGTAGCGCGTGTCTAGGGTGGCCTGGCTCGCACTCAGCACCCGCCACCGCACGTTAGAGGCGTCAATGATGATGTCGTCTACCTGCACGCCCTTCGCGCCGGCCTGTGTGGCATTGAGGCTGAATCCCTTCTCATCGCCCACGATGTCGATTCCAGCCGCGTTGAGTCGCTGCCGATTCACCAGCCCTCCCACTGCGTTATCGACGGTTACCGACGTGGCACCATCCGGACGGATCTGCCGCAACGTGACAGTCTCGCCGTTGTCCCAGAGGGTGTAGTCGCCGCCGATGTCCAACGTCATGTGGTGGCCTCACCCAACTCTTCAAACGCCCCGACCGCAGCCGCCTGAAGCGTGTTCAAACTCGCGATCTGGCCGAGGATCGCAGTACGGTAGCCGTTCCAATCGACCTGTTGCCCGTCGATGTTGTAGCTCGGCTTCGGGTTGGCTGACTCGGTTGCCAATGCCGCGAGAAGGTTGCTGCGAATCGTCGCGATTTGTTCCGCGTCAGTCGGCATCAGACGGCCTCAATTTCCAGCTTCTTGCGGGTCAACACAACGCCGCCATTGCCGTTCCCGTTGTACGCCCGGATCGCGTCCTCAATGGTCTCCGCCTCGACGATCCGCCAGTCTCCACCAGACCCGAGGGGCCGCAGCCGATACCGTGGCAACTGCACGCCGGGAGGGGTCTCTTCCAACACTGCCACAGTCTCGACCACCTCGACAGGTTCGGCCACTTGCTCCGCCGCTTCCGCCTTTTGCTTCGCCATGTTCTGTGCTCCAAAAAAGAACCCCCGCCAGCTTGCGGCCGACGGGGGCGTATTGTGTCGGCCTCATCAGCCTACTAGGCAGTACACTTCACCATCGCTCTCGGCTCGATCGTGGCGAACGCACCGCGCTCACTCGCCTTGAACCGCATCACGACGTCTTGCGTGAATTCGGCCTCGTTGTTTGCCGGGGCTTGCACCACGGTGAGGGGCCAGTTCTGCATGTATCTGAACGCTCGCCGAGGATCGCCGAGGAACCAACTGGTATCCGTGTTCATTCGGGCCGCCAGTTGATTGGTCGAGACGATGGTGTAGTTCGTGATCGGGTTGCCGGTCTTGGTCTCCGTGGGATTGCCAGTGGTGGCGTAACCGGGAGTCGCAACCGTGATCTCCGTCGCATTGATGACACGCCGGGCAGTGTAAAGCAACTGCCGAGTGCAGATCAGGTGCGACGGATTCAGGAGGATCGGCTCACCGGTCTCAGGGTCAAGCATCCCCGAGAACAACTGTTCGGCCGCGTCAATGTCGGTCCAGTCGACCAACGCATTGGACGCTGCCAGATTGTCCCACGTATGCGTACCGGAGTTGTCCCCGTACGTTGCGATCGTGGTATCCCGGTAGCGGTAACGATGGTCGGTGACGTTCTCGTCGACCACGCAATCTATCGCCCGCTTCTCCTTGTTCAGGCCGAGGGCTTCACCGACTCGCCGACACCGATCCTCCAGCACGCCGGTACGGTCGAAGAAAATGGCTTCCTTCGTCACCTCGACGATCAGCCCCCGCTTGGTGGTCGTGGGCGTGTCGATGTAGGTCTGGGAGACACCCGCCTTCGGGTACGGCTGGCCTTCGTCGACGATCAGGGCTTCATCACCGATGCCCGAGATGCCCGGGATACGCTCGCCGTTGAACTGCGTGTTGACCACGGGAATGATCCCGGTGAACACGAAGGCTTCCTGCTCGTACGCCTCCATTACGGCGTTGTACAACAATTGTCCGCTGATCTTGGCGAACTGGCTGGACGCCACCACCGACGCGGTTTCCCGCAGTTCGGTTGAGGCGTGCTCCCCAGGGGCGTACATCCCGGCAATCTCACGACCATCGGGGACGAAGTTTTCAAACAGCTTGCGGATCGAGAAGTCCGAGAAACGGATCTCTTTCTTTCGCAGTCCGTCATTCAGATCGGAGTAAAACCGATCGGTCTGGCCATCGCGTTGGGCAGCCTCGAAGAGACGCCGTAGTTGAATGACATTCACCATTGCTTAGCGCTCCTGAGTGCAGACCACGTAGTCCACGTTGAGGGTTTCGAGATTGGCACCGCCGTTCTTGACGCCCAGGCCAATTTGCATTTCGGTCGCCGAAGTGAACACGTAGTCGTGCTGAGCCACAGCCACGCCATCGACGAAGAACGACACATAGGCGTTGGTGGCTGAATACGGCATGTACTCAATCCGCAGAGTCTGGTACGCCGCCCCGCCCGCCGTCACAGCCCGCTTCGACAGATTGTTGACGTTGGCCGCCGTGAGTTCGTTGGTCGTCTGGGTCGTGCTATTGCTGGTCTCGGTCTGCCAGACAGTCCCGCCGTCCACCTTGACGAACACCGCGCCGCTGTATGACGAAGGAGGGCCAGCTCCGTTGTCTTGCAGCGAGTTCGCGCCCACCGCATCCAGCAGCCCCACGAGAATGTTGGCGTCGTCCGTGTTGGCCTCGGTGAACTGAACTCTGGCCTCAAAGAGCAACGGCTTGTCCGCCGTGAACCTGAACACCTCGTTCGCCGACTCGATGTAGGCTTCGTCGTTGTCCGCCACGGTGCCGTCAGACGCCACGAGGGCAATAATCCCATGCGCCGCATCCCCGACACTCGCCGTGCCGGAATCGGTGAGGGTGGTCACCCAGTCCGCCGAGTCGACGTCGCGGAGAAAGTCGTCTTGAATCGTGAATTGGTTCCGGAGTCGCAGCAACTCCGGCAGCCCATCGGTTCGAACCGCCATTGCGGCCTCCTTTAGTTGGAACGAATGGCAGCCAGAAACTGCCGGGAATCACTGGGATACGACACCGCCGCAGCCACCGGAGGAGAGACAGCCGGACGCCCCGCCCGCTGCGTCACCGGCCACGATTCGAGCAACGCCGCCCGCTTGCCAGCGTCGACCGACAGAAGAGCTTTGAGTCGCTCGGGGGTCACCTCTCGGCCAGATGATTCGAGCAACTTCCTCGCGTCGTGATCGGCCTTGACCACCGCGAACCCCTCCATGAGGGCATCGAGTTTCGACAGCACCGGGGCCAGCGATTCGGCCACCGCCTTCTTCACGTCGGGCATCTCTTCCTGCTCTTCCATCTCGGGCTCTGGCATCTCGCCAGTGGGGGCCGCGTCGGACTGCAGCATCTCCTGCGCCTTGAGGATCGCCGCGATGCGCTTCATTTTGCTGGCTCGGTCACCGTCACCGGCTAGCACTTCGGACACCATCGCGCCGAAGTAGTCTTGGCCCTCGGGAATCAGCTTGTCGGCGTATTCGCCCATGCCTTCCGCCTCAAGGGCTTTCTGTTCGCCCGCCTCCATCGCACCTTCGCGGATGGTTTTCATTCGCGTCTCGCTTTCAAAAAGCCCCGCATTGGTGGCGGGAGTCTGGACTAGATCAATTGAGTGAACCCGCTCGACGGTCTCGACGATCACCTGCTTGCCGTCCATGCGGACGGTTCCCTCGGCGTGATGCGACAAGCCGATACGGTTCGGATTGCGCTCCGCTGCCTCTGCGACGAGTTCCGCCTGCGGATGCGACTTGAGGTAGTGCAGGTCCCCGTACACCGCGCCCTGCTCCTGCCGGACGTTTCGAATCCAGCCGAACGCCTCGGCAAGGGGCCGATCTTTCCGCTCGGTTGCGGGGTGATCCACATTGACGGGAGCACCCTCGTACAGTCGGGCAGCCTCTGCCATCGCACGCGGGCTGTAACGCCTGCCGTTGCGGCTGTCCTGCCCAAGGATACGCACACCCTCGATCAGACCGGCTTCGCGGTCTACTCGTCGGGGGGCAATGGTTGTCTGTTCGGTGAGTCGCATAGAACGATTGTCACCGACTGCCACTCCCCCGCAATATCTGCCCTAATAAAATGAGGCGTTCATACAAAATCGACCCTAGTTAAACTTTTTACTAGGGTCATGGAACCCGAATCTTGCGGGCTGCGGGCTCGGCCTTGGTCTCCAAATAGCACCGGCAATTCGGGTGCGCCGGCGGCCCGCCATTCTTCACCACTTCCGCCGATGCTCGCACACCACCGGGAGCCACGAGGTTATCGAGGACCAACCCCCACAGATCCGGAACCTTCCCGTGTAGTGGCCGACAGACGGGGCAGACCTTGCCGTCCTTCTCCGTGATCCACCGCGTCACGAGGTTGTACCCTGCAGGCTCGATCACGATTGCCGTCGCGTTGGTCCCCTCGGTCTGTGCCAACGTCGTAGTCGTGGCTGCGGTCACTGCGTCACGATCCGGGCCGAGTGCAGACACAAGCACGCTTTCGACGTCCGCCGCTGTGCCTGTGCGGATCAGGTCACCCGATGCTGTGACGACCTCTTTCGCCGACTGCATAGACGACCGTGCCGACTCTGCCGCGATCGCCTGCGCCCGTATCAGTGCCTGCCGGTATGCCTGCGTCCGGGTCTCATCACTCGGCTGTTGACCGGCTGGCAGCAGTTCCTCCACGTGCTGGTTCAACGCGGCAAGGATGATCGCGAGAAGGATCAACGTGAGTTCCCGTCGCCGCTCCTCCTCCCAGCGGTTCCAATCGGCCTCGCTCACGTTGCGGATGTCCGGGGGATTGCCCAGCATCTCCCGCAACTCTCGCCGCTGACGTGACGTGAGGCGAGACAGCCGCTTCGAGAAATCGGACTCCACACCCATCCGGTTTGCTAGTTCGCTCACTTAGGAATCTCCGTGATTTCCGCCAAGATCCCACCGCTCGGAGTCTGAACCGCCTTGTTCACCCTAAACTTTGTCCCACGAGGATAGAGCACCTCCGCCTCTGTGCGTCCCTGCATGGACACACCCGTAATATCGACTCCGCTCTTTCCGTTGACGACAAGAATCACATTGCCCTTGTAGGTGTCCTTATTCTTGAACGCCTCAGCCTCGCCAGACCGTGCCTTTGCTCTCGTCGAAACGTAGGCATCGTCAGTGAATGTTCCACCAGTTTGCAACATTGAAGCAATCCGTCGGCCTGATTCCGTGTTGGTATCAATCTGGAAGGATCGCAGAGTCCGCCCGGGCTTCTTTTCCGCTCGCTCCAGATAACCGTCGATGCTTTTGGCAATCGTCTTGGTATCCTTACTAACCTTCCCCGATCGTAGTTCACTGTTGACCTGCTGGAATTTGTCAGTCGTATAATCCTTCACGGCATTGATCTGCGTCGGACTGGGCTTCTGTTTGGGTGTCTTTTTTTTTACAGCCGCTGCGATAGAACCACCACCACCACCTCCGCCACCACCGCCGCACGTGTTGCCAGACGTGAAACCGCCCGCGCCTGTGCCGCAATTCTCGTGCAGTTCGCTTTGATGCAAGGTCTCCAAGATCGCCCGCGCTTCGGGCATGGTTGCGACACTCTCTAACGCCGCCACGACAGCAGCGTCTAGGCTCGACTCCCGCACATTCCCGACGATCCCCGCTGCCCAGTCCACGCCACTGGTCCCACCCCAGCCCAACCACGCGACATGACCGGCATCCCGCCACGGCTCGCCCTCGAACTCGGGGGCCACGTCCGCATTCTTCCGGTGACGGGCAAACGCCGCCATCCGCCCGACGGTCTCGCGTGACAGGTTCTCCCCGCTGGCCAGTTGATTGGCTCGCGTCCATCCGACCTG